GTGGCCTTCGGCCATCCACAGCAGTTGCCGCAACGTCAGCGGTCGGGGATCGACGCGGAGGCCTCCGGCAATGAGCCAGACATCGCGCCATCTATCACTTCCTGCACGTCCATCCCGCCGATCTTCTCTTCGATTGCCTTCACGGCCGCGTCGATCATCGCCGCCTGCGTCTCCACGGCGCGGGCCCGGTCGGCCCGGCCGCGGCTCTGGAAAAAACCCACGAGCTCCTCGTAGAAGGCCTTCTGCGCCGCCAGCAGCGTCGCCCCGTCGAAGCCGGCCCGCACGTCCGCGGCTGTGACCTTGTTCGCCTCGAACTGGCCGGCGAGCAGCGCACAAAGCACCTCGCCGAGGAGCATCTCGTCTGTGCCCAGCCGCGTTAGCAATGGAGGGTCTCCCGCCTCCGGCTGGAGCAGGTCCACGCCGAGCGCGTCCTTGACGGCCATGGCCGTGCCCAGGTTAAGACTGATGGTCCAGTTCCGTCCGTCTGCGTCGGCGAATGCCTTCACTATGCACCTCCGACTTCGTGCCATTCGACGAACACGGCCAGCTTCGCCGTCACGTCAGCGACGATGGCCTCTTCCAGAGATTCGTTGCGGGAGAAGTTGGTGATGGCGAAATCGCCCAGCGGACCTTGTGCGCCGCTGACGGACACCTTCTGGTCCAGCACGGCCAGGGCGACCGTGCCGGCCGTGAGGAAGGCGGCCTTGATCGCGTCGAAGACCGCATCGCCCGGCCGCCAGACCATCTGAAACTCGACGGTGCACTCGCGGAGGGTCGGAGCCGTCGCACGCCAGCCGGAGTTGCCCCGCGTGGTGATATCCGCTTCGCCCGCCTCCATGTTGAGCGTCACGTCGCGCACGTTGTCCACCTCGGTCATGCCCGATGGACTTGTCTCGCCGGCCGCTCCCTGGTACAGCCCGGCGTTCATGCCGAGAACGTAGGTTGCCATTGCGTGTCACTCCTTACCTGACACTGCCGGCCCACATGGCGGGCAGCTTGGGTTGCTCCTTCTCAAAGGCCGGTCCCATGTATGGACGCGCCTTCATTCGCACACGTCGCTTCCTACGATGGCCTCGCAGGCCTTCGACGATGGTGGACGTTCCGCCGTGCTCCAGCGCCTGCGGCGCGTCGCCGATCTTCTGGTTCAACCGCTGCGGTCCTATGACCACGCTTCGCCGCTGCCGGTCGTAGCCGAAGAAGATGAACCGCCTCAGCAGGCCCGTGTGGCTGCTTGGGGGCTCGCCGGGGGCGCTGATGCGTTTCCGTTTGCGGATGGAGGATCTTGCGCCGCGCCTGACGAACGCCCCGAAGCGGCTAAAGACCCTCCGCGTCGCACGGTCCACAGCGCCCGTGACCGCCTTGCTGTCGAAGAACATCTGCTTGGTCACGAAGCGGATCATCTGCGGTGCCCCCTCGCCGTGCTGGTAGACGTGGACGTTCCGCCGGGTACTCCGTCGGACGGTAGCGTGATCTCCAGAAAGGCCGCGTTGTCGCCGGTCAGGTCGTAGCCGTGATAGCGAGGCTGCGTAGGAGGCGTCGGGGTGTCCCACGGGTCGATGATGCACAGGTGCAAACCGTTACCCGCCGGCCATTCGCCGGCTGCGACGATGTCCGGCGACTTGATCCATCCCGCCCCTTCCTCGGGGGCGCTCTGCCAGTCGATTCCGATCGGGTGAGCGGCCACAGCGTCCAGGATGTCGGAATAGTTGTCCGCCTCGGTCAGGCCGCCCGAGATGCCTGTGCTGTTGGCCAGGCGGATGGCGGTCGGATCGGCGATGCTGTCATGCAGATACATCCGGGCCGCCAGGGGGGCCTGGTACTCGGTGATGTCGAAGGCCATTAGCGAGCGGTCTATCGCGCAGAAGCAGTCCTCGCGGACGCGGGTGGTGATGCCCGTGCCCTGCCAGGAGCTCTCGGCGGCGGCTTGTATCACGGCCCACTGGCCCGGCGCATCGTCGCGTGTGTAGATGCGCACGGCCATATCGCCGTAGGTCAGGCGGACGGTCTCCGGGTCGAGGTTGATCTCGTCGATCCCAGCCGCTTCGGCGTATGCCTTCGCCTTGGCCAAGCTGAGCTGCACCCGTTTGGCGGCAAGGTCAATCGAGCAATCCTTGCCCAGCCGCAGCTTCCAGGCGTCGAAGAACAGACCGCAACGCAGGCCCTCGATATCGGGGAACTCCAGGCCGTCGGCGACGACGCTCACGTTCCTACTGAAGTCCACGTCGAATGCCAGGCCGTCCGGGCAGGACGCGGGCGTGAGGACTGGCCCGAAGTGTGTAGCTGTGACGACATCGCGCTTGGTCGCCAGCGCCAGTGCAGCTGCGTCGGTTGCGCTTGGCCGCAGGGATATCCAATCGTCGGCCAGGCGGACAACGTAGGCTTCGCCGTCCCGCTTGACGCTCAGCAGGCTATCGACGCGCCGCCAGCGGCCTTCGTAGCGGGCGAACTTTGGTCCGGCGTACAGCCGTGCGCGGCTGCCGATGGTCTCGGTTGTGGCGTTCAGGACGGCCAATTGTCATCCTCCGTCACGAGCACGGTTTCGTCGGGAAGCACCACGGACACCGACTGCTGCCCAGCCGGCGCCAGCAGGCGCTTGGCCAGGCCGAGAGCGGTCTCACGCTGAATATGCGGCTGGCCCGGAACGTCGAGCAGGCCGATCACGAAACCATCCTCGCTGCCGTTGGCGTGAACGTAGCGCGTGGGCGTGACGCTGACACACAAGCGCAAGGCGGTTACGGCATGACAGACGGCCTCATCGGCTATCGCTCGCCTGCTAGGGGCGACGCCAAGCTCTATACGCGCGAGATGTGTCGGGCAATTCCTCACGATGCCACCGCTCCGAACGGCGTCCATGTGACGGTCGAGTCGCTCGCACCGACCGGCTTGGCGTAGAGCTTGGTGCAGCCGGCGCAGTCGATCTGGTGATTGCCCTCGGCCTTGTAGCCGCAGCCGACGTTCGACGGATCGCCGGCCTCGACCTTGGCGACCAGGTAGGTTTCCTCGGAGACGCCAACGTGGAGGTACTGCACGTCTTCCGGCAGGTCGATTGCCGTCCATTGGCCTGCCGTCGCTGTCACCGCCGCAGGTGCGGCGATAGCCCGGAAGCCGCACGCCAGACGAACCATCAGAGCGCCGGTCTCGTCGTCTACCTGCACGTCAGCGGAGTTGAGCCACTTCTTTGCCATGTCGTTCGGCTCCTAGGTCAGAAGTCTGTAGGTGAGAGTCAGCACCGATGTGAACAACCGCTTCTCTGCCAGATGGTCGGGCGCGTAGACGGGCTCATTGGCGGTCCTCACCCAGCACGCCTGAGGCGCTGCCGACAACGGCCGGCGCTGGAGGAACCCGGCGATCTCCTCGACCAAGCCGACCAATTCGGCTACTTCGGTATCCAGGTCCGTGCCCAGCTTCTTCTGTACGCCCACGTCGATCTGCACGTCATGCTGGCTCATCGTGCGGGAAGAACCTGTGATCTCCACGGCACGCGGAACGACAGTCACGCGCAGGTCTTGAAGGTCGGACAACTCGAAGTCCGGCAGCACACTGCGTTGCGGTGTGAAGCTCTGGCTGAGGTCTCCGGTGCCAGCCGCAAGCTCAGCCGTAACCGCGTCCGCTATGTCGATGATGGTTGACACTTGCTTATGCTCCGAACACCAGGTTCCAGACTGCCCCGACGGCCAGAGTGACGGTCGAGCCAGCGATGATCCAGAGCAGCCGCGACCGGGTCATCTCGGCCGCTTCCAGGCGATCAAGTCGAAGCTGAATGCCCGGTCTGCCGTTGCCGCGAATCGCCTCGTCCATCCGGTCGAGTTTGGCGTGGATCGAGGCGAACTCGTCCCTACAGATGCTCTCATACTGTGCTTCGCAGCCGTTCATTCCGTGCCCACTTCCTTCGTATGAATCCGCATTGTCGTCCGGTACGGATCGCTCCATCGCCAGTGCCCCTGGCCCGCCAGGTTCATCACCTCGTAGACCACGCCGTCGGCGACGATCTGGTCGCCCGCCTCCGGTTCGTCGAACGTCGGTGAAAACGCCTCGGCCAGGATCAGGAAGTCCGTCACCTGCGCACCGACCCGAAGGCCGTAGTCGTCCTCGACCTCGTACTCCGTGCGGCCGAACGTGGCGCTGACCTGAAGTTCAGTCGCGTCCCGGCGATAGGTGACCTGGCTGGAGCAGTGCGCCGTGCGCTGCTGCTCCAGCCATTGGCTTCCTTGCCTCAACAGGTCACCCACGCTCGTGAGACTCCTTTACTGGCTCAGGCGAACGCGAACGGTCGTGTCGTCATCGCCTGCAGCGGCGACGGTCTTGCCGATCAGCTTGTTGCCGGTGGCGGTGGTCGTCGCTTGCTGGTTCGCTTCGTCCCAGTACACGTTCGCGGCCTTGGGCAGATCGAACACACCCGTGACCGCCAGCGCCCCCAGCTTGTCCGCCGGGATGGGCACCTTGGCCACGCCGATGAGTTCTCCCTGAACCACGACATCGCCCGCCGCGACGTCGGTCGCCGGGGTGTAATCGATGGTGTTTCCGTCATGCACAAAAGTCGCCATGTGTCAGTTCCTTTCCGTTATGGGCTTACGCCGCGCCCTTGCTCTTGACCATGCCGCGGAAGTCCACGACGTTCGCTTCCACGTCGAAGACGACCTCGTACTCCACGCGAAGGATCGAACCGTTACCAACCTGCGTGATCGTCGGCGTGCGCTGGCCGTTGAGGTAGTCCACCTCGACGGTGTCGCAGACGGCCGTATCGCAGATCAGATACCACGCGCTCTCGCTGGCCCCGGCGTAGGTGGTGTTCGACAGGCGCGGCTCGACGATGATCGTGAACACGCCCTGGAACGGGTTGTACGTCGGGTTATTCTTGTCGGCGGCCGTAGCCGCACCGACGTGCTGGAGGCTGGCGGAATTGATCAACTGCCGGGCGATGAACTCCAGTTCCGGCGGCACCAGCAGGTATCGCGGCTGGAGGCCGATGGCGTTGCCCTGCGAGTCGGTCTGCTTGCGGAAGGTCTCTAACGCCTTACGCAGCCCCTCGGCTGACAGAACGGTCGTCGCGCCAGTGAGGTAGTTCTTGTTACCGCTGGCAAACAGGCTGGTCGTGCCGTCGGAGAGCTTGTTGGCCAGCAGCTTGGTGTAGACCAGGTCGTCAATCTTCCGCCGACAGATCGCCCCGAACGCCGCGGGAAGCCGTGTCAGCGCGCCGAGATCGTCGTTGATGATGTCCGACCGGCCAATGGCGAACGCCAGGGCTTGGGTCTTGAGCTTCACGACGGCCGACTCGTCCGAGGCGGTCAGGTGCTTCGGTTCCCCGTCGGGACCGATCTCCTGGAGACCGCCGGAGAGATTCAGCCGCGCACGGGTTTGGGTCTTGAAGTCGGGCAGATCGCCCTGGCCGCACCAACTCAGCGCCGTGGACGGGAAGTCCGTGTAGCTCTTGAGGAGCGCCTTGTTGGCCACGTTGCTCAACAGCACCGGGAACGACGTGGTGGACAGAGCTGCGCGAACGATTGCCGCACTGTCCAGATCGGCTTCCAGCCCATCGATCCGCAGGCACATCGCCGCGGCCTGCACGAGGCCCATGCGGCGGTATCGTTGCGCGCCGTCGAGATAGTCGCGCCCGTATTCGGCCTCGACGAATTTGGTGTCATCCGTGGCGCGAAGGCACAGACCGGCCTCGATGGCACGGACCGGCGAGTGTTCGCCCGTCACCGTGACCGCCGGGGCCTTGGGACGCTCGGCGCGCAGGACTTCCAATTCGGCCTTCGTCACGTCCCATCCCTCCTTGATCGCCGTGGCGGCGAGGTCCGCGTGATCTCCACAGACCTTTCGCACGGCGGCGATACGTTCCTGTTCGGCAGCCGCTTCGGCGCGGATGTCGCCCGCCGGATCGATTCCGGCGGTTGCGGACGGACCGGTCTCCTTACCGGTCCCATCCGCTGCCTGCGCGTCGGCGGCCTCGATGTTCTGTTGTTGCTGTTTGACTTCCGTGTCCTTCATCGTGTCATTCTCCCTGGCCGAAGCGGCCACGTTTGCCGAGGTATTGCCGTCGGCTGCAAGGTCTACAAAGCTGATCTCACCCAGCGTCGAGCGCCGGACGACATAGACAGGTCCGGCGAACTCCCGGCCGTTGACGGCGGCCATCTGGCCATCCTTAACGAACTCGAACTGATCTACTGTCGCGCCGATGCTCGCCTGCCACGGGAATCCGTTATGGGCGTCGGCGACGACCTCCTGGGCCGTCCGGCCCGTACAGGAAACGATCCCCTCGGCCGTGAGTGTTCCACCGTCCACGCGGATCGCGTCGGTGTGGCCCACGCGTTTGTCGGTGTCGTGGCCGACGCGGATGGGCCGGACCTGCGAGGGAATGCTCATCCCGGCCAGGTCCACCACGACCGGGAACTTCCACTCGGCCAGGCGCATCGGTCCGCCGGTGTAGGCGATCATGCTGAATCGAGGCAGTTTCGCCTTGGCATCGTCGTCCGAACGGTCGGCGACGCCGCCTGCTTCGATCCGCATGGACGCCGTGAGCGTGAGCTGCTCAGGCGGCTTGTTGGGATTGTTCTTCATCGTCGTCTTCCTCGATTGGTTCTTCCTGTTCGGGTTTCGACCGCGCCTGCGAGGCGGGAAGTCCCAGTTCCTTGATCAGGGCGACTTCGCGCGCCCGTTGGCGCAGCTCGGTCTCCCAGTCCTTTCCTTGACGGGCATACTCTGCCGCCAGCGTGGTGGTATTGCTGGTCAGGCGGGTCGCCTGGGCGTTGGCTTCCTTGGCCGGATCGACGTGTTCGTGCCCGTCCCAGAACCACTGGTGCGGCGAGTCGACCGCGTCGCCCGCCCCGAACACGCGAACAGCCTCCGACAGCCACGCGCCGAGGATGCGGTCCAGAACGCGGGATTCCAGATCGGCCTGCTCGACGGAGATGCTCTTGTAGTAGGTCTGGTGGTCCAACCGACCGGAGGCGTAGTTGTAGTCGCTGGAGTTGCAGGCAGCGATGTTGTACGGCATGTTCAGACAGCGTGCGATCTCGTTGAGAATCTCCCGTTTGAACATGTCATAGGTGGTCGCGGGCTGCTCGGCCTTGATCTGCGACGGCTCCCAACCCTCCGGCGTGAAGACGGCCATGTTCGAGACGAACTCCATTTCCGTCATGGGCTCGACCTCGGCCGACTCACCCCCGGCGGGCGTGTTAGTCTTCATCAGAATGGCGATATTGGCCGCGCTTTCCGCCGCCTTGATCACCGCCAACGTGTAACGCCGCAGTTGGGCGAACAGCGGAAGCGCCGGCAGAATATCCGGCAGGCCGCGCGATTGGCCCGGCCGGTCGGCGCGGAACCAGTGAATCATGCTCGTCGCCGGGATGCGGTCGTACCGCGTACCCACCGACGCGCCGCTCGAGCCGGGATGCTCGCCCAGCACGTGGTACTCTTTCGGGTTGCCGAACTCGTCGAAAACGATCCCGTCCACCTTCCCGGCCGAATCGGCTATGATCGGCGAGAGGTCAGGCGTGGTGACCTGATCGGCCTCGATCAGGCGGATGTCGAGCTTGACCGGACCGTCGAGTTCGGCGTTGTTGAACAGCAGCGCGAACGCCTCCCCGTCGGCGGCGCGGGCCTGTCGCATGGTGCGGAGCTTGCCGGGCAGATCGACAGCCTTCGCCCAGGCGGCGAACTCGGCTTCGATCTCGCGATTGGTCTGATCGCTGTCGGTCAGCATCTGGAGACGCGGCCCGGTGCCGATCACGTCGTTGGCCAGTGTGAGCACGATCCCGCGAGCATAGGCGTTGTTGGCCACCTCGTAGCGGGCGCGGCTGCGGAGGGTGCGGCGCACGTCCGGTGAACCGGCGGCGTCAGCCGAGAGATGATCGGCATTGGCCCAGTGTTTGCGGTTATCCGGCGTGGTCCGCGCCGCGTCGAATCGGCCGCGCACGAGCATCATCTGCCCGACGGTCTGCACCTTCTTGCGTTTTATCCAGGGCCACAATCCCATGTGTTACACCGCTCCCGGGGGTACAATCTTGGCGCGAGTGAACGCCTTGGCCGGATTCTTCCCCGCGTCTTTACTCGCGAGGTACTTGTCGGCCTCGATCTGGTCTTTCAGCGAATGCTGATCGACACTGCCCGAATCGCCGCTGGCGCGCTTGGGCCCCTCGGCGTTCTGCTTGATGGTTTCCTTCAAATCTTCAGCCATAGCGCCGCCTTTCCTTCACTACCTACCGCCGAGGAGCGCTATGTGTCCGGGCGTGGGCCACGCGGGGGATGAGGGTTCCAGATATGGAAAGAATGTCAGTTGTCCGAGCCGACGGCCCGCTCGGACGTGGTCATGCGCCGGCCGCAGTGGCGGCAGCGACGGTAGCGGATGATCATCCGGTTCACCTTCCGGGTGTGGTCCACGACGAAGTGGCGACAGCCGCAATCGCGGCATTCCAGACCCACGGCCCGCTCGGTAGACGGCCAGGCTTTGCGTTCGCTCAACTGCTCGTCCATCAATCTCTCCTCCGCAGATCAGCCTGCGTGTAGCGCTTCCGAGAGCGGGCGGCGGTCTCGCCGGGGGCCTTGACGCCGCACATCGAAGCCGCGGCGGCGCAGCCGACCAGGCAGTCGAACCAGTGGTTGTCCGGGCGCGTCGGACGCGGGGACCATTCGTGGACGACCCGGCCCAGGGCGGCGGTTTCGACCCAGGTTTCCGAATGGGCAACGTGCTCTGCGAACAGTTCGTGCTCGCGGCCGTCGGTGCCGAAGATGCTGATGCCGCCCCGGTCCCCGGGGGCGGTGAGCAGGCCCGAATGCACGAACGTTTTCCAGTAGTTCACATCCGTCAGCACGTGGGGGAACTCGCCGGTCTTGCGGACGTTGGGAATGTACCAGTAGTGGCCGTGCACCTCGCCGGGATGGCGGGTGTAGGTCGCCAGCGGCTTGCGGGACGCCCGGATGCCCATGCCCTTGGCGAGCATCATGGCGTTGCCGCCGGCCTTTCGTTTCACGTCGGCGACGATGCCCGGCTTATAGCCCATGTCCACCAGCACCCGGTCGATCTTCATCAACCCGTCGCCGCGCTTCCATTCGCGCGACAGGTAGGTCGTGACCAGTCTTTCCATCCCGGCGTGGATCGCACCGTCCACGCCCGCGCCGGGGAAAGACCGGCCCAGCGTGCCCGTGGCAGTCTTGAGTGTGAAAATGTGCCGCCTCTGCTGCGGGAACGTGCCGTAGTCGATGATGTAGCCGGTGAAGTTCTCCTCCCAGGCGCAGACGCAATAGAACAGCAAACGGTCATGCACGTCGATGAACATGGTCAGCTTCGTGCAGGACGCGGGCACCTCGCCGCGCTTGCGCCCGTTGATCTTTTCACAGACCTGATCAACGGTGAGAACCTGATCGTTGATCTGTTCCAGGACCGGCTCGTTTTGATACTCGCTGGCGAAGGCCTCGGGACCAACCTTGAGCTTCAGGTTCACCGCGTGTTGGATCGCCGAGGCTTCGGTCCTGCTGTCGTAGCGGGCGGGCCAGGCGACGGCCGCGCCGGCATCCATCGCTTCCCGGTTGTCGCGGTAGAACTTTGTCGCGGCGGCGTGGCCTTGCGAGCGGCGGATGTTGGCGTACTCGTCCCAGAGCTTTTCGGCGATTTGTCCGACCGGAAAGGCGTAGACCAACTTGGTGCATTCGCTATCCCATTCGGGGTTCTTCTCGCGGTCGAGCACCTGATCGGCCAGGTCGCCGTCGTAGATTTTCGTGCAGGTCAACACCGCCGAAATGGTCTCGCCCGGACCGGCCATGCCGAGCACATCTCCGTTGAGCAGTTCCGCGCGGCGTTTGGTCTGCGTCGGAGACGCCGCCGACTGGCGCGTCTGGGGATCGTCCAGGAGAACCAGAGACGGACGGATGACCGAGCCGTCGGCGCGGGTGTGCTGTTGGCCGCGCATGTTCGCGTCGAGACTGGTCGTCGTGATGATGGACCCGCACGACGGGCTGGTCTGGTAACCATTGTCGCGCAGCGCGCGGGGCAGGTGTCCTTCGGAAAAACCCTCGATGGTCGGGAAGACCAGCTTTTCCTGGCCCCAATGGACGTGCGTCAAGCGGCCCTGGATGTGCTGTTGAAGCTGTCGCTTCGAGCTGTTCTCCAGGCACCGTAGCGGATGGACCGCCTCGGGGAAGTCCGCCAGCAGCAGCGGGTTCTCCAGAACGTGTTTCTTGATCGGCAGCAGCAGCTCCTTGGCGCGATCGTCGGCTGCGCCGATCAGGCAGACGAACGGTCGATAGCCGTAGAGTATCGCCCACAACGCCGAGCAGCGCGCCAGCGTGGTCTTGCCCGAGCCGCGCGGCATGGCGAAGGCGAACAGCCCGCCGGCGCGCACGGCATTCTCCATCCGGCCGATCACGCGGAGGTGATCGTCCGACCACGCCCGGTAGAAGGCTGAGGGGAAGTAGGTCTCGCAGAACAGACGGAACGACTCACCGCACGACCTGCGTCGGTCGTAGTCGTCGATCTCGGGGATGGGATGGACGTCCTGGGACGCCTTGGTAGCCGCGCGGTTGCGTTCGGCCTGCCTGCGCCGCGCCTCGGCGTAGTCGGCCTTCGGCGGTCGCGGTTTGTCCAGCTCGTCGGCCAGCCAGCGGGCGTAGCGTACCAGGTGGATGCGCGTGCCGTCTCCGAACTTCAGCGCCCCGGCGTCCATCTGACGGCGCAGGCGCGAGCGGGTCAGCACCACGCCCAGCGACGTGGCGTTGATCACCTGGAGCAGATCGCTCCGCGTCAGACTGGTCGGGTCAATCGCCATCGTGCTCCTTCAGCCGCCGATTCAGCCAGGCGGTGTAATGCACCAGGTTGACGCTGCCATCCGCCGCCGTCGGCGCGCCGGCCGCGATGTGCCGGCGGACCTTCGACTCGGCCAGCCCCAGTAGCCGCGCGAGCTGGACGACGGTCAGCGCCGCCGGGTCGGCCGCCCCCGCGTCGCCAGTCGGGGCGGGGGACGGAGAATTCCTCGAAGAATCTTTGCGATTAGTCATAACTCTTTAGCCCATAGATATCTGTGGCGCGCACTAGTCCGCTGTCCTTCCGCGAACTTGCCTTGGCACGGGCGCGAAACCATGGCCTGATGGGGTCATGGAAAACGGAAAGGACAACGCAATGAAGCATGAACGCGAGAACCACAAGGAAGGCAGCACGATCTACCGGGCGACCGTCACCGACACGATCAACGGTGAACGGGTCGGACGGTTCACCTTCAGCGCTGATCGGCTGGAAGAAGCGCGGCAGCGCGGCTGGCGGATCGCCGGTAGCCGATTCGGCAACGACATCCACGTCCGCATCGAGCGGATTTCCAAGTAACCCCCAACCGAAGGCATGTCCATGAAAACGACACGAATCGAGTTCACCGACGACGACAACGAACGCTTCGTTACCGTCCAGCGCCAGGGCGCATACCTGCTGGCCACCTTGTTCAGCCCGGAGACGCCCAACGGCAGGAACCATTGGATCGGGATCGATGACGCCGACGACATCCGTTCCGCCGCCGACCTGCTGTTCTGCTTTCTTGAAGGACACGACGGCACGAACTCGGATATCCACGAGATGTACCTGCGGCTGCTGCCGCTTTCTGACATCTGACCAGAAGGAGAGACGACTATGAGACACAAACAACCGAAAACCTACGACGCGAGGATTCTCACCGACGCCATCAAGGACAGCCTCAGCCCGAAGGCCGCTGCGGCGATGGGGTGTTTCCTGCTCGACGTGAAACTGCCCATCGGCGACGACGACGTCTGGCGAGAGCTGAACTGGTTTGCGGAAGAGATCATCGACGTATTGGGCGAAGGCGAATTCACCCGCCTCTGCGACGAGATGGGACTGTAGAAAACCGGCCCACCGGGCCCCAACAGAAAGGACAGCACGATGAAGAAGAGCGAAGTCAAGATCGGCGGCACGTATCTGGCGAAGGTCACCGGAAAGGTGGTCCCCGTCCGCATCGACGCGGCCAACGCCCGCGGCGGGTGGGACGCGACCAACACGGTGACGAAGAAAAAGGTGCGGATCAAGAGCGCCCAGCGACTTCGAGGCCAGGCGGCCACACCGGATGAACCTGAGCCGAAGGCCAAGACCCCGACCGCCAGCGCCGAGAAGAAACCGAAACGCCTCAGCGGACTTGACGCCGCCGCGAAGGTCCTCGGCCTGGGCGCTGCGCTGCCGATGCGATGCGGCGACATCGTCAAGATCATGATCGACCGCGGCTACTGGAAGACCAACGGCAAGACGCCGGCGGCGACGATTTACGCGGCAATTACGCGCGAGATCGCCGCCAAGGGCGACGCCAGCCGATTCCGCAAGGTCGAACGCGGCAAGTTCACATTGGCCAAGTAGCGCCCGCCTCACGCCTTCGCCTCCTCCGCCCCGGCTTCCACAGGAGCGGGGGTTCCTTCTTCGGCACTGTCCGCCGCGATCCGCTCAGCCTTCCTTCCCGTGAACTGTTCCCAGCGCTGCACGATCACGTCGCAGTACAACGGGTCAAGTTCCATCAGGTACGCCTTGCGGCCGGTCTGCTCGGCCGCGATCAGCGTGCTGCCCGAGCCGCCGAACAGGTCCAGGACGTTCTCGCCGGTCAATGACGAATACTGCATCGCGCGGACGGCCAACTCGACGGGCTTCTCGGTCAGGTGAATCATCGATTGCGGGTTGATCTTCTTGACGGACCAGACATCGGAGACGTTCGCCGGACCGTGGAAGACGTGAGCCGCTCCCTCCCGCCAGCCGTAGAAGCACCACTCGTGGTTGCCCATGAAATCCTTGCGCGTCAGGACCGGATGCTCCTTGACCCAGATGATCATCTGGCTGAAGTACAATTCGCAGTCCTTCAGCGCGTTGGGGTAATTCCAGATATTCGAATAGCCTCCCCAGATGTAATAGGCCCGTCCCGGCAGCAGCGTCCGTTGGATGTTGCCGAACCATGCGCGAAGCAGACGCGCGAACTGCTCGTCCGAGATGAAGTCGTTGGCCAGCGGCCGATCCTTGGGCCGCATCTTGTCGGTGGTCGCGTGGGCCTCGCCTCGGAGCTTGGCGTCCATGCCCTGCTGGCCGGTGTATTGTTTCGCGGCCCTGGCAGTAGCCACGGCATTGTTGCTGCGCGGGGCCAGGGAGACATTGTACGGAGGATCGGTATTGACCAGATGCACCGGCTGCCCGTCGATGAGGCGGTCGACATCTTCGCCTTTACCGCTGTCGCCGCAGAGCAGTCGATGATCGCCGAGGATGTACAGGTCGCCCGGGCGCGTGATCGCCTCGTCCGGTGGCGCGGGCACGTCGTCCGGATCGCATTGGCCGTCCTGAACGCCACCGTCGAGCATCTTGGCCAACGCGTCGGGGTCGAAGCCCAGCAGATCGAGGTTGTAGTCCGCAGCTTGGAGGTCCTTCAACTCGATGGGCAGCAGTTCGTAGTCCCACTCGGCCAGCGTATTCGTCTGGTTATCGGCGATGCGATACGCCTTGATCTGTTCCGGCGTCAGGTCTCTGGCGACGTGGACCGGCACCTTGGCCAAGGCCAGTTTCTTCGCCGCCTTCCATCGCGTGTGGCCGACGATGATCACGTTGTGCTCGTCGACCACGATAGGCTGGCGGAATCCGAACTCGCGCAGGGACGCCGCCACGGCGTCCACGGCCTGGTCGTTGATACGGGGGTTGGCCTCGTAGGGCCGAATGTCGTCGATGTTCATCAGCTTGACATCCATGTCATCATCTCCTGATCTGGGGTGTTCGCTATCGGCAACAAACAAAAACATGGCGCGCGACTGTTCCCGTCGCAGTCACCCGCCAAAATGGCGGTGAAGGAACCGTGCCGCGCGCTTCCTTCACCTTACTTCCTTCACCCCCCGTCTCACGTACACGCGAGGGGGTAAATACACGTGCGCGAGGGCGTAGGGGTGAAGTAGGGAAGTAAGTACGTAAGTTGTTGTTCTTACTACACATCTTTCTTCACCCTTCCTTCACCTTCCTTCACCATACTTCACCCCCAAACGTCCGTTTCGAGGGGGCTTCCTTGACTTCCTTCACCTTTCTTCACCCCCGGATATCAGGCGGTAGACGATCCCGGTCCGTCCGGTCGTCTGGACCTGGGCGGCCGTCACATCGCCGCGCTGTACCAGGGTTTCGATCAAGTCCCGAAAGTCCCTGGCCTTGGTCTTCATCCGCTTAAGCAGCACTTGGTGGGACAGCTGCCCGCCCGGCGCGTTTCGCAGTTTCTCCATCACCTTGAGGCACTCGGCGTGAAAGGGATTGTCCGCCACGTGGGCCTGGGCCATGAACAGCATGCGACGCGTCTGGTGCATGACGAACCGCGACGCCCAGCGGGCGGAGGCGACCTCGATGCACGGCGAGCGGTGGTTGGCGCTGACGGCGTGCAGCAGCGCCAGCTTGCGGACCTGTTCGCTGACCCGACCCCAGACGGTCGTGCCCACCGGATCGCTGCGGGCCTCGGCCCGGGCGTATTCGGTCTCGGCCTCCTCGCGGGTTTCGACCAGAACACCCAGCGCCTCGGCGGTCTGTTCGATCACGGCCGGGACCGGATGCCAGTCGGTGAGGTTGCCGGTGCCAGGCCGGTAGTCGGCCCACCATTTCGCCGTTGCCAGAACGCGGGGCGGCAGCTCGACGATCCTCGGCTCCTGGCCCTTGCATCGCCTGCCGGCTTCGAGAATCACCATGCGGGCGAAGAACCCATTGGTCAGCATCCGCTCGGACAGCGCCTGGTAGTAGTGGTTCGGGATCGCCGTGCCGAAGATGACCAGGTTGGGCTGGTCGATGACGCCCGGGGACTGCTTGCCCGCCTTGCGGCGCATGGGAAAGACGCTGTTGGCCGACGAGTACATCGTCAGCAACGTGCTCATTGCGTTCTCGTGACGGGCGTCCTTGGCCTTGTTGATCGACTGGAGCATCCCGTCGATCTCATCGGTCTGAAAGAGCATGCACGGATTGATGAACAGCGCATCCTGCACGCCCTCGCCGGAGGCGAACTTATCACCCAGACAATCCGACAAACCGACCTCGTGGACGATGCGGGTATTGACCTTGCGGGGCCAGTCCTTGCCAGCCGCCGAGTGCGCCAACCCCAGCAGGTAGATGTTCGTGCGGTTGTCGCCGCCGTCGCGGACCTTGCGCCCGGCGAGGAAAGCCTGTAACGCCAGCGCGCCGCAGAACGCGATCACCGGGTTGGGATACGGGGCGGTCGCCAGACTGTAATCCATGACCTCCCCGACGAACCCGGGCACGCGGAGCAGTTCGTCCGGCATGGGTCCGGGGTCCTCGATCATGGGCGTTTCGGCGTCGCCGGGCGGGCCGAAGATCTGCTCGTAGTGGTTCTCCACCAGCGCCACCGAGACCGCGTCCGGTTCGTACCGCGCGATGCTGGCGGCGATTCTATCGACCTCGCCTTCGCCCAGCGGCGGGTCGCACCGTCTCCGGTTCGCCTGCCGGAGGGCCGCGGCGATCTCGCCGGCGGACATGCCCATGCGGCGCATCCCGCCGCCCAGTCGCGCCAAGGTCGCGTTCCGTTGACCGGTCGGAATCTTGCCCGATCCGTCGCCGGATGTCGCGCCCTGCGCCAACGTGGCGCGACCTGACGCGGATTCGGCGATCCGGTCGAGCCGCTCGACGAGCCAGTCCGGCGGTTCGGGAAGCTGCTCGGGCGGAACGTCCAGTTCCAGCGTCGGCTGCCACCGGTAGGCCCGCCCGTCTTCGCGGATCGAGGGGGGCACGACGATGTAGCCGCCGTCGGTGCGGGTATCGACTTTCGGGGCGAGCTTGCCCTCGGTGCAGCGCCACGCCTTGCCCGGCGGCCGACAGAATAGGTGATGTTGGCCGCCCCGGGGTGTGATCGACATGGGCGCTACCGCCAGGTCGAGTTGCTTTTCCGGCTCGTCGCTTAGCCACGGGTTTGGCTCGCCGTCCACCACGTCAGCGTCCACAGCCAGCATGCCCTGTGTGGGCATCCCGATGTTGGCGCGAGGATGCCGTCGCCACCAGGCCTCGATCTTTGTCGGATCGGTCGTGGCGTCCAGGAACCCGCGGGTCGTCAGCGGCACCTTGCCGCCCGGCGCGCAGGGAAAGACCGCGTAGCCCAGTTCGGCATACGCCAGCGCCGCATCCAGCAGGATGTTCTGCTTGTCGCCCATCAGAAGGGAATCTCATCCTCCGTGTAGACGTATTCAGGTTCGTCCGCAGCCAAGTCACCGCCCGTGACGGGCGTGGGCTTCTCGCCAAGGGTGTGTGCGACGATGCGGTCGTATTTCTCGCCGGTCACGCTGCGGACGGTGATCGAGCGTGCGGGCGCGAGGCTTCCGGCCTCGGCCAGCTCGACGGCCTGCTCGGCCGTGCCGGGCACCGGATCATCGCTGCGCTTTCGCCACCACGCCTCGGCTTTGGCGCGGGCGTAGCCGGTGTGCTCGAAGCAGACCCATTCGGAGAAGTACTGCTGCCAGCCCACCTGATACTCCACGCGCATGCTGCGCGGATGATCCGGCTCGGCGTCGCGCTTGACGTGAACGCTGTAATACGTGTCACGAACGTCGTATTCGGTATCGGTAGCCTGGCCGGAGAGAATCCCGTCCGAGGACGCCGTGGCGTCGTGCCTCGTGCGTCGCGGCGGTGGAAACTCATAGCCGCATTCGGGACAGACGGCGTAGGCGGCGTGGATGAGGGCCTGACATTCGGGACACTCCTTGGCGGGGGCTTCTCCGTTGCCCTTTTCCGGTTCGGTGATGCGGATCGCGTCGACCGGGCCGTGACGCAGGACATTGCCGCCGAAGTCCAGGACCAGACAGTCGGCCTTGCCCTCGCAGAGGCGAAATCCACGACCGACCATCTGGTAGTAGAGTCCCGGCGACATCGTCGGGCGCAGCATTGCCACACAGTCGGTGTTCGGCGCATCGAAGCCGGTGGTCAGCACGTTGACGTTGCAGAGGTATTTCAGAGGCTTGGTCTCGCCGAACAACTCGCGCCCGCCCTGATGTTTGAACCGTGCGATCAATGCGTCGCGCTGGGCCGCCGGGGTCTCGCCGGTGACGAATCCACACTCGACGCCGTGCTCGCGCCGAAGAATCTCCACGACATGCCGACCGTGGGCGATTCCGGCCGCGAAGATCAGGACGGAGCGACGGTCCTGTGTCTGATCAACGATCTCGGCGCAAGCGCTGCGCACCAGCGAGTCCTGATCCATCAGGTCCTCGACCTCGGAAGCGATGAACTCGCCGCCTCGGATGTGCAGGTCCGACGTGTCGGCCTTGGCTGCGCCCGCCTTGGTCCGCAGCGGACAGAGGTAGCCGTCGCGGATCAGTTCCTTCACGCCAACGTCGTAACAGACGTGATTCAGGAAATGGTCGTCCCGGCAGATCATCCCGGACGTCATGCGAAACGGTGTGGCCGTCAGGCCGATCACGTGCAGGCGCGGGTTGACGACCTTCGCTTCGGCCAAAAAGGTCCGGTACATCCCGTCGCCCTCGGGCGGGATCATGTGGGCCTCGTCGATGATGACCAGGTCGAAGGCTTGGAGATCGACCGCTCGGCGGTATACGCTCTGAATCCCGGCCACGATGACCGGATGCTCGGTGTCGCGGCGTTTCAGGCCCGCCGAATAGAGGCCGACGTGCAGTTGCGGGACCATACGGTCCAGCGTGCCGGCCGTCTGGGCCAGCAATTCCTTCACGTGCGCGAGTACCAGGACGCGGCCGTCCCAACGCGAAACGGCGTCATCGCAGAGCGTCGCCATCACCGGCGTCTTTCCGCCGCCGGTGGGGATCACGACCACGGGGTTGTCGTCGCGCTCCCGCAGGTGACCGTAGACGGCGGCCACGGCCTCACATTGATATGGTCGCAGTGTCAGCATGCTTCCTCTGTTGGCGTTGTCGATTGCGGTGCCATTCGTGAACGAGCTCCCGGTCGCGGATGGGCTGACACGAGGCGACCAGAGCCTTGGCGAACCGCAGCGTCAGGTCCATCTCGGCTGCGAAGGTCTTGGCGTAATACACGCGGAACGACCACAGCCGGAACTTGCCCTCGATGGAGGGCCAGTCCTCAGTTGTTGCGGTATTCGCCTCCGCACAGGGGGCATCGTGTAAGCGGCAGTTGTTCAAGTCGCGCATGCAATCGGCCTCCGTCCGTTCGCTGCTTCCTTCGCGTGATCAGAAGGTCGATCTGGCTGTCGTCGGCGTAGACGCCCGCGTGTTCGAGCGCGTCGAGCACGGGCTTTTGAATGTTGTCCAGATCGCGCCTGCGCCGATCCGGCGGATAGGCGTCCATGCACAACGCGATGCGCCCGCCCGACGGTGGTTTGCGTGGACCGTTGCCGCTACTGGCCGCCAACAGGGCGCAGACGGCCTTGCGGTACGCACGCCCCTGGCGGCTCAGCAGCATCCGGCCGTTGACCATGCGCCACGTGCGGTTGACCGACGGCGGGTACGGCAGGCAAAGATCAAGCATGTGCCGGTTCCGCCGATGATTCGATGCGACGGCCGTGGGCGATGCGGCGGACGTCCTGATCGAGCTTGATGTCCAGGGCGTCGGCGATCTCCAACACGGCTCGGGCCAAGATGCGCGAGACGTGCCTGCGCGACGCGCGCGAGCCCCCACAGACGCGGCGCGGCGTCCAGGTCATCTCGCAGGCGTCGGCGACGGTGCGGATATTGTTCTCCGAACAGGCAAATCCCAGTTCCCCGCCCGCCTGCCGGGCGACCGCCGCATAGCTCGGCCGCTCGGCGCGGATTTGCTCGCTGTGGGCCTTGATATAGTCTGCCAGAGCGAACAGCTGCCTGTGCGTCATCTGGTTACGCATGCGTCGGCCTCCTCAGGTCCGCGCCCAGGGCGGGGTGTCGGTTGTCGCCTGCTGCGGCTGGCCGGAGGCGGCTTCCTTCTTCTCGAAGCCTTTGATCTCGTTGGTCAGTTCGCCGTTGTCGTTGCGCTTCTTCACGCGGACGTTGATTTGAAGCGGCAGGTTATGCAGTTCGACACTGTCCTTGGGCTGCATCACGCCGACCGCCCGGCAGATGGCCGACAACTCGGCCCGTGCGATCTGCACCGTCGTGGCGTTGGGGTTATCGAGGTTCAGCCGCGCCCAGAGGATGCGGCCCTTGCAGGGGCCTTCGAGTACCTGGAACGAAAGCTCCAGGTAGTTGCCGACGCCGCTCTTGGTGGCCTTCATCTCCGAGGCGATAATGGCGGCCAGGTATTTGCCCGCCGGGATCGGCTCAAATGCGACGGCCGGGTCCACTTCGTTTGCGTTGAATCCCTGTAGGTTAGCCATTGGGTTTGTCTCCTTGGTTCGTGGTTGCGGTGACGAATCGCGCGTAGGCGCTGTAATCCAGGGGAAGTTCATCCGGCAGATTTAGCCGGTTCTTGGCAACGTGAGCCGGGCGCTCGGTGGTGTAGATGACGCGTTCGCCGTCGCCGACGGCGCGGGTCTTCTTGCGGTTGAAGCCCTCGTCGCTCTGACGGGTGTAGACCTTGTAGGTGGCGAACAACACCTCGTCGCACCACTCGGTCACCACGGCCGAGGCGTGTTTGTGCAGGCGCGGGGCGTAGCGGTCGTAGGCCTCGTTGGCCGGATCGTCGAACTTGGCGATCATGCTGTGCGCCACCAGCAGCACCGTCATGCCCCGCTCGCGACGCAACGCGTCCAGTCCGGCCAGGACGTCGCGCCAGTGGTTCAGCGCGAAGACGTAGCCCTTCTGGTAGCCGATGTCCTCGATGCTCTCGACCATCTTCCGCCGGCAGACCTCGGCCCAGATCATCCGTTCCAGCCAGTCCAGCGTGTCGATCACCACGGTGCGGTAATCGTGCTTCTCGCGGTAGAGCGTCGACAGCGCCTTGATCACGTCATCGAAGCCGGAGGCCAACGGGAACTTGTCGCAGTCGATCTGTCCCAGGCCATCTTCGGTCTGGATGAAGATGGGTTTGTCGCTGTCGGCGGCGAACCGGCTCTTGCCGATCCCCGGCGTACCGTACAGCATCATTCGCCGGGGCGCGGTCGTCTTGCCGCGCTGAATCTGGTCCATGAGTGTCATGTGCGTCCTTTCCGGTTTGGGGTTAGAGGTAATCGAGGGTTCGCAAGTCCTCGTATCCGGTCGGCCAGTGGTTTGCGGCGATGCAGCGGGCCAGATGCTCCATCGCCTGCTCGTTTTCCTTCTGCGCTGCGGCCAGCACGTCCTGGGCGACGGCCCAGACGCCGGTGCGATGGGGCTCGCGCTTCTCGACGCCGATGATGAAGACCGGAACCAGCACGCCGGTGGCCTGAAAGATCAGGGCGCGATAGAACGCCATCTGATGCAGATAGCCGAAGCCGCGGGATTCACCCTCGAACCACGTGAGGTGATCGCAGGTTTTCAGGTCCACCAGCCCGCGCGAGGGATTCACCCAATCCAGCCGCCCCTGGCAGTCCATGCCCATGTACGACGTGCGAACGACGCCTTCGGCACGCCCGTCGGTCAACAGATCGACGGCAAGCTTGTGCGTGTACACCGACTCGTTGAGCTTCTCGATCAGCGCGGAGTCATCGTTGGTGATGACCGGCTTGCCCTGGGCCTCGGCCCATTGCTCGAATGCCTTGGTGTAGCGACCGAAGGGCTGGCCGGTCTTGGGGTTGACCGGACCTCCGACGGCGTATTGCTGGCCGAAGCGATCACGCCCTTCCAGAATCAGCGAGTGCGCCGCCCGTCCCAGCAGAAACGCTGGGCGGTCCTGTTCGGCGACCAAGCCGAGTTTCTTCTTGTGGTACAGGTACGGATCGCGCCGAAAGTCGGCCAACTCGTGGCTGGTCAAATGGTCATCGGCGCGTTGGCGATAGGTTTCGTCGGGTTCCTCTACGAGAAATGAGAGGTCTTTCAGTACGGTCATGGATCGGCGGTCCTTTCCGTTGTCACCAGGACAAAAGCGGTCCAGGATCGATGCGTATTTCATGTGCGGATTTCTCCGGGGCCGGGGTTGTCCGAATCCAGCGCGTCGATGGCGAACGTCTCGCGCCCGAACTCGTGAATGAGAAAACCGGTAAAGATGCGCGCGATGTCCCGACCGACCTCGGTGGTCGCGTCAACCACGCAGTGGCCGGTGTCCTTGTCGATGCGGCAGGCCGCGTCCATCTCGACGCGGGCGGTGCCGTGCAGGCCCTCCGCCGCCAGGACGGCGAGAAGAAGGCTCTCCTCGACGTCCCGGGGCGGAACCTTGCGGTCAATGCGGTAGCGGTAGATGGTCGGCGTCATCGGATTCCTCTACGATTGTGAACTCGTCGCTTCCTTCACTACCTACCGCCGCCGGGGCGGGCCTGTCCGGCGCTGACGTTCACACATAGTGGTCGAGGCCCGCCTCGATGAACCTGGCGCGAATCTGCTTGACCCGTTCGTAAAGGCTGCTGCGCGACATGCCCGTCTCGCGGGATATCTCCAGCACCGTTTGCGACCGGAGCCGCGCGCACAGATCACGCAGGTCATCGGGCAGCGAGTCCATGACGTGGGCCGTATCCATCGCTAACTGAAGCGTCTCCTGGCGGCTGCGGGGAGCCTGGCCGGTGTGGGCGCGTGCGCGATCCTCGCTGATCGTGGTGTCGCGCCGGACCCAACGGCCGTCCTCGTCGTGCACCCAGTCGTCCAGGGAACAGTCGTTTCGCCGCGAGTCGCGGCAGGCGGCATGGCGGTGTTTGATAAGACTGGCGATGCGGTTGTCGATCAGGCGGGAGATGAAGGTTTTCATCCCGGCGCGATCGCCGTTGAACTTGGGCAACCGCTGAAGAACATCTCTCAACAAATCCTGCCGGATGTCGTCGAAGTCGTCCTTGGTGAATCCGCTGGTCTTGACGACCTGCCTGGCCTTGTAGTGGGTTCGTTTCATTGCGTACTTCAGAATTCCGTCGTGTAACATTGCTGACTCCTCGTGGCCGAGGAGGTCGAGCGGGCGTCGACGGAGTCCGTAAGAGGCGTAGGGCAACGAAAAAAGGCGCTGCGAGTTCGCGGAAATCCGCGACACCCGCAACGCCTCGGCTCAGCCTCTAGTTAGTTGCCTGATGTCTGGGTTTGTGCCTTGTGCCCTACGCCGCTTGATGGTCCTGTTCGATCTGGATAAGGAACGGCAAGCCGTGTTTGACCTCGATGGTCACACGCGCGCCGTCGTTAACGCGCGCCAGCGTGGACAGCGCCGACGCGTGCTCCCTGCGAAGCTCGAAGTCGGCGCTGCCCGTTTCCGGCCGGGGACGGTTATCCCCGCCGGTGAGTTTCACGGTTTGCACCGTGAGGTATGGACGGCCCACGTCCGGCTCTCCGCCCCGGACGTGAAAGGTGATCCGCCCGAAGTTGATCTGCTGGCACTGCTCAATGAGCCACTGGTTCGGTCCCGATAGTTCCTGCTTGTTCATGTCAAAAGCTCCTATGAAAGTTGGACTTGCGACCGTTTTGACGGCCGCGTTTCATAGGAGCCATTGGACGGGAATCAGCCAAATCCTTGCAGGACAGGTCGATACGTGGACCGGTCAGTTCGATGTTGAGGGGGTGGGTGGAATGGGGAGCGACAGGGGGCCGCAGGTCACTTCAAAAAAACTTGCGGTCAGTTCCGGCCATCAAAAGAAACAAGCGGCCGAATGGCCACTTTGAAGGGGTTCAGGCGATAACCTTCCTTGGTCGCATTGGGGGATGCCTGGATGATGTCGTCGCGCTCAGCAGCAATGCCCGCCTTGCGTAGCCGATCCGCCATACCTTCCTGAAGGCGATTGATCGTGCGGCGTACCTGCTCTTGGTCTACGACATCGCCTTTGTCATCGTCATTCAGTTTTCTGGCCTTCTGCAACTCGGTAGCCAAGTCCGAGGGCGTCAGGCAGAAGTAGTCCTCGGGCGACGTGACTTCAAGCAGATCGTTCATGAACTCCTTGACCAGCAGTTTCAGGATCGCGTAGGCGGTACGAGCCTGGGCCGCCAAGACGTCAACGCCATTCACACGAGCGGTCTTCTTGCCAAGTTCGACCACGAACAGGCCAGTTGGCACATTCTGCGAGGATCGCGCCACCTCCGGCCGGTGGGCACCCTTTGAGTAAGCGGCAGTGGCCAACAGAGGCAGGTTTCGAGGTTCCTCGTTCGACGCGAGGTTCTGCAACGCATTTGTCAGGGTGCAGCGCCCCGCGATCAGGTCGGCCAACATTACCTTGCACAACCAATCAATGTCGGCGAACCGTTCGAGGGCGTGAGGATTAACCGCCACGTAGCATGTTGGATTCTGCTGCGCCCACTGGACAGACATGATGCGTTGATGATCACAGTAGTCGGCCAGGCAAATATGAACGCCACCCAGACCGGCATCGATGCGCCAGACGTGGGACACGCCGTCCACTGGCTGCAAATCTCCATCAAACCCGTCAAGCAAGGTGCGGACGTACTTTTCCACTCCCTCCTGAAGCACTTTGCACCGTAGCTCTTGAAACTGCTTTTTCCGATGACGAAAGGGATGGACCGTTCGGCCGCATTCCGGACAAGTGTAGTCTCCGGCGTTTTCGTCGAGTTGATCCTCGATGGGCAGACGCCCCGAGCAGGTCCGGTTCGAGTACGGGAAATCCTTGTCCTCAGTGAGCGCACAGCGCACATACCGGCGATTCTCGAATGAGATGACGCCCAGATTTCCCAATCGTTCGGCGGCGGCTGTCAGGGAAGACGTGACCGGTTCGATTCCGGCCTTGCTTTGCAGCAGCCGCGCAAACTGGGCAGCAGGCTCACTTCTTGTGCCGTTTTTCTGTCGAGAGGGTGCGGAGACCATATGGTTCTTCCCGGAGTTTCGTTTCAAAGGCTTTGCGCTGCCTGGCGTTCAGCGACTTGTCAGCATATCGCACGACATATCCCTCCTCGACATTCTCAATGGGCTCGAACGTCAGCTTCACGCGCTTGCCGCAGTAGAGAACCTTGACGGTCTTGATCAGATCAACATCGGACAGAATGCTGCCGACTGCTTTCTCGAAGTGGCGCACGGATTCTGCGATGGACTCCCCATCATCGCTGTTGAGCCGCAAACTCGGCGCGCCGTCCAGCGGGGAGTTCTTGACGATGACTTCGACCAACCTCAGGAAATCACAGCCGTCAGTCTTCAGCGTATCCAGGAACTTCAGGATTTGCTGCTCGTAGGTAACCTGGATTTCGTTCTCGTACTCCCGCTTGCCGCCAAAGTAGGCGGACGCCAGCCGATTGGCGATTTCCAGCGGAACCGACATGCTCAATGACGAGATGTCCACACGCTTGCCGTTCTTGCCGAAATCCAGAACGATCCATTCAGGGCTGAAACCGTGGACGGCGTGGTGCGACTTGAGCAGCATCGTTCGCCGTTCCTCACGACGGATGAACACCAAGTGCTGCCCGGCATGCTGGACGATGTTCTTGAACTCGCTGCTGCGTCCATCGCGGCGAGTTGCATCGAACTGCGTCAGAACCCTCACGATGACCTCTGGCGTAAGAAACTCCTCAAACGTCGCGTTATTCGGTTTGCGGGCGTTACCCTTGAGCTTCATTCGGGCGAAGCCGGTGGAGTGCACTTTTTCCAGGTGGAAGACAGTCCGCATATGTTCCGGATCAAGCTGGAACAGGGCGAACAGCAAGGCCAACGTGTCGTAGTTGTCTTCGCCCGACCTGCACGCCTCGATTACGCCAGCCGGTAGTACGGAGGCGGCATAGTCCGACGTGGCGAATTTGGACCGACGGTAGGCAAAGCGATCCACGAGGAAAAAACGGGTGAGTTGGCCGTCACACGAAATCAGCGCGTCGCGCTGGTCCTTGATTTTCGCGTCGCCGTCCAGGCCAAGGTTTGAGCAGAGAACCCGCAGCTGACGTTTGGTCAGGCCCTTGACCCAGTTCCGTATGTACGCCTTGTCCTCGGCGAGCTTTAGCCACGGATCAAGGCACATCTGAAGGTCATCTTCCCAGAAGTCTCGGGCGACCCCCGGTTCATTCAAGGCAGCAGTATCTGTATCTGCCACGAAACACCGTCCTTCCCTGAACTTACCGGCCGTTTGGGCACTCCTTTATGCCCGGCCTGTTCAGCACCCCGCAAGCCTACCAGAAACCAAACATGAACGCAATCTTCAACATCGAACTTTTCCCGCTTCTTGCTGCAACTCGTTGAAAGGACGGGGCCATTAGAAATCGCAGTTCTGGGCACAAGCGACGAGCAACTGTCACCAGCGCGAAGCATGGCGGCAATCAGTTTCCGCTTGTGAGTTCCGCCCAGAGTTTCCGCTGTTTTCGCCAGTCGGGGATAGCGGCGACGGGCCGGATCATGCGCTCGCCGACAGGGTCGCGGCCGCAAGTGGTGCGGGGCAGGAACAGAAGTTCCTCCTGGATGTCCGGGGCCAGGAGGGTGAGGTTCATAATCTGCGTCAGTCGGGCGCGGGTGACGCCGCCCAGGCGGGCCAGGTCGGCATAGTCGCGGGCCACACCTTCGCCGAGCAAACGCTCGAAGCGGATCGCCAGGGCCATTAGACGAGACACGCGCGGAATGCTGCCCGGTTCGACAATCGGTTCCGGCGACGGGTCACCGACCTTGAGCGTCTTCCGCGTCCTGCGGCCAACCTCGAAATGGACCTTACACTCGACGGTCAGCATGTTACGCCCTCCAATTCCTCGGCCAGCGCCTTGATCCCGGTCGGTCGGAACGTAATGGCCAGCGTTCCGGCCGCGCCGTCGTAGGTGACTTGTTCGATTAGCAGATGCATCACGCGAGCCTGCTCATTGGGCGACAGAGAATCCCAGACCGGATCGAACAGGGACAGCGCCCGGGCCAGTTCGCCCTCGTCCACGACCTTCTCGCTCAAGGCGATGATCTGCTCGCGGACCTCGGTGGCGCGCTGCTCGCCCGTGCGGATGCGTTCCTGGAGGTCGGCCAGTCGCGCCGCCGTCGGCGATTCGCCCGGCGCTGTGGCTTGGTCGATCAACTTGCGGACCTCCGCGCCGTATCGGGCCAGTTCGCGTTCCAGACGGCGGCGCTCGGTTTGGAGTTCCTCCAGCCCCTTGGTGCTTTGTTGTTTCGCCTGCTTCAACGTTCGGCCGAGGACCTCGTCATCCTGGCCGATGGCGCGAATGCGGTCCACGACAAACCGCTCGATCTCGGCGGCGGGAACCGACTTGGTCGGGCAATTCTCCCAGCCGCGTTTCTGGGCGTTCATGCAGACGTAATAGCGGTAGCGCCGGTTCTTCTTCGATGTGTAGGTGTGCATCATGCCGCAGCCGCAAGGCTTGCACTGAAGCAGGCCTTTGAGCAGGGCTCCGTACTTGTTCCGTACCAGTTTGCCGCCGTTGCGCCCGTTGAGCCGAAGGGCGTCCTGCACGCGGTGCCACAGCGTTTCGCTGACGATTGCCGAGTGCTCGCCTTCGAAGATTTCCTCGTGGTAGCGTACCTTGCCGATGTACGTGACGTTGGTCAGCAGGCGATAGAGCGCATCCTTGGTGAACCGTCGGTCACCGCGCACGTTTCCTTTCTTCGTCGTCCATTGCTTGGTGCGCCAGCCGCGCCGGCCCAACTCCCGGATCGTGGGAATCAGCGACCGGTGGTGCAGATACAGTTCGAATATCCGGCGTACCTGCGCCGCCTCGTCCTCGTTGACGCTCACGCGCCCGCCGTTGCCGTTGGAGGTGATGTCGTATCCGAGGATCGGACGACCGCCGACCCACTTGCCCTTGCGTCTGGCAGCGGCGATCTTGTCGCGCGTCCGCTCGGAGATGATTTCCCGCTCGAACTGGGCGAACGACAGAAGCACGTTGAGCATCAAGCGTCCCATCGACGTGCTGGTGTTGAACTGCTGGGTGACCGAGACAAAGGAGACGGAGTGCCGTTCCAACACATCCATGATCCTGGCGAAGTCGATCAGCGAACGGCTGAGCCGGTCCACCTTATAGACCACGATGCAATCGACCTTCCCCGCATCGATGTCGGCGAGAAGCCGTTGGAGAGCGGGACGGTCCATGTTGCCGCCCGTGAAACCGCCGTCATCGTACCGCGTGGACGAGACGACCCAGCCCTCATGCTTCTGGCTGGTGATGTACGCCTCGGCGCTTTCGCGCTGGGCGTCCAACGTGTTGAAATCCTGCTCCAGACCCTCGGCGGTGCTCTTTCGCGTGTAGATGGCGCAGCGAAGCGCCTTGGTTTGTTTCTTGTCAGCCGAATGTGTCATGTCTTGCTCCTGCCTTTCATCCCGAAGAAGTACTTCCCGCTCCAGTGCGAGCCGGTGACCGCCTTCGCCACGGCCGAGAGGCTGCGGTAGACCTCGCCTTCCCACTCAAGACCGTCGTCGAGGACCGTCACCGTAATGGTTCGGCCCTTATACGGACGGGTCAGGATCGTGCCCGGCATCGGGAGACCCGCGCGGTCGCCGAAGTCCACCTTGGCGGTCCGGGTTGTGGCAAAGGACGATGGCTGCGGCCTGTCCGATGGGCGACGAATCCGCAGGTCGGCATCGTTGGCAAGTTCCTCGGCGCGCCGCCGGGCGCGTTCGGTCAGGTCGCCTTCGGCGTTGGCCTGCATTCGCCAGACGATCCGCTTCCAGAGGAAGTCCTTGTTGCCCGACCGTGTCCGCTCACCGAATACCTCCACGTATCGGCCACGCAGCTGCTTAACGGTCATGCGCTTCAGCGTGGCGATCTCGCGTGCAATGTTCAGTTTCGTGCCCATGTCATCTCCGGTATCTCTGGCCGTTAACGTCAGTGACACAGGGCCGAGGATTCCGAAAGATGGCAAGGCGATTTCGGCGGGGTTTTCGAACTTTCTGCGCTCTCGGATGCCGACGGCGGAAGGCAGCCGGTGCGGCGTTTCAGACGCAGGAATCCAGCCGCCAGCAGCGCGGTCAATTCGTCCAGGCGGTCGTCAATGGACATGTCAGTAGGGTCGTTGGTGAACATGGGCGCTCCTCGAGCTTGTCGCCCACAACGACCTTCCCTCAGGGACCGGTGAGTTGTCCGGCGGTGGTGAATCGGTCGACGCCACGCGGCTGCGGCGTCCTCCTTCACTACCTACCACCGGAGAGTTCGAAATGTCGCGTTCGGGGGTCTCAATGCGATAAGGGTGTTAACCAACGGGGGATGTTAACGAGAGAGCGCGATAGTTTGAGACGCCCCGCGAAGGCCGCCGATTGCAACCCCATAGGTTGGGATCGCACCCCGAATATCGCGGCTACGAACCGAGAGCGCGAGCAGTGACGGGTGGGTCGCCGTAAGCCTTTGCGGTCAACGGGATACGACGTTCATGCGGCGGGGGCAGAATGCGGCGTGGGTGTAAACGAAAACCGGCCTTCTCTTTCGAGAAAGCCGGTTAAGCTCCCCGACAAGGACTCGAACCTTGAACCTAGCGGTTAACAGCCGCTCGCTCTACCAATTGAGCTATCGGGGAACAGCAAACGCCCGCCGTAGCGGGCTAATCTATTAGCTTA